TCAGCGGCCAAGAAGGCGAGGACAGGCGCGACACTGGGCAGCGCTTAGGTGTTAGGCCTATCTACATCGTACCAAGGGGTGATGTAGACGATGGCATAGACTCAGCACGCCGGTTATTTAGTCAGTGCTGGTTCGATGCCAAGAACTGCGCCAAGGGTTTAGACGCCTTAGCTAGTTATCACAAGGAGTGGGACGAGGACCGCAAGGAGTTCAGGCAGCGGCCATTCCACGACTGGTCGAGTCATGGCGCGGACGCGTTTAGGACTATGGCTAAAAGTAGATGGGACTGGCCGGTTCAGGATGATAATCAACCGCATCGATTACCGCCTTCGGCAATGAGCGCATAGAGTTATGCTACATAACGCTTGCTATGTTTTATCACGTTATTATAACGTAACAGGCATGGAAGCGCCTAAGTGTAGAATTTGTGGTGCGAAGCATTATGCCATGCAGCCGCATGTGTTCAAGGACGCACCCAATCTGGCGGCACCTGCGGCACCAGCAACAGGTAAGACTAAGCATTGTCATACTTGCAGGTGTTTTCCCATGACAGCAGCCGAGCGGCAGAAGGCATACCGCGAGCGCAAGAGAACCGCATGAACATTATTTCCTTAGGTGCAGGCGTCCAATCTTCAACAATGGCGCTGATGGCGGCGCACGGCGAGATAACGCCGATGCCGGATGCTGCGATCTTTGCCGATACGCAGGCCGAGCCAGAGGCAGTTTATGAGTGGCTTGATTGGCTGAAAAAGCAATTGCCGTTTCCGGTGATTCGCGTCAGTAAAGGCAATCTGCAGAGAGAAACGCTACGCCAAAGGACAAGTAAAAAGGGCCGCAATTATTACAAGCTCTATGTTCCTAGTTACGGCGAGAACGGCCCGATGCCGCGTAAGTGTACTACAGATTTCAAGTTAGTCCCGCTTTATGCGCATCTGCGCCAATGGCGTCCCGTTACTATCTGGATTGGAATCAGTCTCGATGAAGCATATCGAATGAAAGAACCGTTCCGTAAATGGGTAATAAACCGTTATCCGCTCGTTGATTTAAGAATCCGTCGAAGCGACTGTTTGTTGTGGATGGAACGCGCCGGTTATCCAAAGCCGCCACGGTCGGCCTGTATATTTTGCCCATATCATAGCGATCAAGAATGGCGCGATTTGCCTTCTAGCGAATTTGCGCAGGCAGTTGAATTTGAGCGACAGCTACCAGCGGGAGAATTTTTGCATCGTAAAAGAGTCCCGCTCGATCAAGTTGATTTCTCCACCGACGAGGATCGCGGCCAACTGAATATGTTTAACAACGAGTGCGAAGGAATGTGCGGGGTATGAAGCTCAACATCGGCTGTGGCCGCACTCCGCTTAAAGGCTGGATAAACGTTGATTGTATGGCCGCAATCAACGGTGATTCCATTGTGGATATCATCGCCAACCTTGACGCCAATGTGGTGAAACTGCCACTAGGCGATGATGTCTGTGATGAATTCCTACTGTCGCATGTGATCGAGCATATCAATAAGCCCTTGCCGCTGATGCAGGAACTACACAGAGTCGCCAAGCCCGGCGCCGTAGCAGTTATAAAGACGCCTTACGGCAGCAGTGACGATGCATGGGAAGATCCCACACACGTTAGACCCTACTTCGTTAATAGCTTCGGGTATTTCTCCCAACCGTTTTACTGGCGTGCCGACTATGGGTATCGGGGCGACTGGCGGGTTAAGAACATAAAGCTCTTTGTAGTTTCACCGCAAGTGACGATAGGCACTGTCAGAGTAATGCGCAACACAGTTAAGGAAATGGTAGTCGAGCTTGAGGCAGTCAAGCCGATCCGTCCGCCTGTAGAGGAAATGGCGGAACCAGTGCCGCTAGAGTTGGTGAGTCCATGAGCGAAGCGCCGCGAACGAGAGAACCACTAGACCCATTCGGCCAAGCAGTAAAGGATTACATCGACGTATTGGAGGGGAAGAAGCCTGCCGCCAAAGCACAGGTAAATGGCGAGCAGGAATTAACAAACGAGCAGCGCCGGCGCGTGCCTTATATCATCGCCATGTATAGAACTCCATGCTATCTATGCGAACAGGAACCGCCATGTCAGTTTTTTCTGCCGTGGAAAACCGCCGACGCTGTTACACCGTGGAAGATCACGGCTATATGTAAGAGATGTAAAGAAGTTCCGAATGTAGTGGAGCAAATTAAAACAAGGTTAATAGAGGAATTGTATGAGAACAAAGAGTAACAAGCCGAAGGCAAAGGTTAAAGCGAAGGCGAAGGCAAAGCCAATGGACCGCATTATAGACTTGGAGAATCGCGTAGCAAAGCTAGAGCAGGCAATGTCGGCTACGCCGCTAGCCGCGCCGCAGTCTTTGCCGGAGGGCGGATTACCGCCGGCAGGTGCTGCTATCGCTAACCCATAAATAAAGGGGGGTGAGTAATGGCTAAGGCGAAGCCTAACAAAAAGATCAAGCTCACGCTCAACAATGTGCTAATAGAACACCTTATTCAACTTGTCACAGAGCTTGAGAACCGCGTTATCAGGCTTGAGCAGGTGCAGAAGCCTCGGACGTTACCGCGCACCTACCCAGACCATCTCCGGGAGGATACATGGGATTAACTAAACGCTCTTTGCCGAGCAAAGAGAAGGCTAAGGAGATAATCAAGGACGGTTCCGTGCGCGGCAAGGCTATTACGGACAAGCAGCGCGGACTCATGGGGATTATTGCCAGCGGCAAGTACCCCAAGAAGGTGAAGAAGTAGTGAACGAACCGAAGCAATGTCCGTTTGACAACGATCACTCGGTGATAGAGCCGCACGTCTGCGCCTACTTGTCTGATGTTGATGGTGACTATGAAACGCTTTGCAGATGCTGTGATTCGTGCGAACGGGAATGCGCAGCAGATATTTAGCGGGAGAACTTATGAAAAAAGAAAAAGAAGAGTCGTCAAAGGAAACGCCGCCGCAGGGTGGCGATCAATTCATGGTCAGCGATGCGCAGCAAAAAGACGGCGAAAAGGGTTACGAGAAAGACGGCCCTTTCGGGATCGGGATGAGCAAGGGGAAATAGGTGCCGATTTATACCAATCCAAGCCAACTGGCCAGCCTTCAATCCAATCGTAAGTTCAGCGGCGAGAATCAGGGTGAGCAGAACGCCGCGGCCTCCGATGCCAAGCGCGATTTGGCGAATTTTATCGCCAAGATCAAGCTCGACATCGACGCCTGCTGGAAAATAACCGAGCCGTGGCGCTTAGCCGCAGACGAATCTTATCGGTTTGTCGAGAATGATCAGTGGGATTCCAAGGATGCGGCCTTTATGTCTACGCCGCCGGCCCGTCCGATGCTCACCTTTAACGATATTTTGCCGGTAATCAGGATTCTATCCGGCATCGAGCGCCAAAAAGCGGAAAGTTTCAAGGTAAAACCTAGAGAGGGCGGCGATAACGACTCGGCACAGGTCTTAACCGAGCTAATGGGGTACGTAGATGATGACAATCTCGGCTACTATCAGCGCATCCGCAAGTCAAATGACGTTAATATTACCGGACGAGGTTATATCAAGACTGATATCTCCTACGATGAGAATGTCAACGGAGACATCATACTTAAAAGACGCAATCCCCTTACTATATTCAATGACCCTATGGCCGACGAATGGGATGGTACAGACAGAAAATGGGTTGCCGAGGGCGAATGGGTCACGGAGGACGAAGCAAAAGAACTCTGGCCGGAATTCGAGGATCAAATCAAGATAGGCGACTGGCTTTCCAACAATTCCGGCATGATGAGCAGTGAACTCGTAGGCGATCGAATCAATTCCAAGATATTCCTGGACGCGGCGACGAAAAGGGTGCGGATTTTTGATTACTGGTACAAAAAAGTAGAGCCGGTGATGCTCGCTATCAACATGGAAACGGGAGATACCAAAGCGGTAGACGAGAATTTCACCGAAGAGTACAAGATGATGCCCCCGGATATGCAGCAGGCGCTAAAATTTACCAGGCGGAAGGTCACGACGATCAGAGTCGCTACGATAATGAACTGGATTTTGATGCGCGACGATCTATCGCCGTTCCCGCACCGCTATTTTCCCATCACTCCCTATATCGGCCTGCAATATAACAACGAGCCGTGGGGTATCGTGCAATATTTGAAAGATCCGCAGCGGCTAGCCAATAAAGGCGTGTCCCAAGCCCTCAATCACCTTAACCGCTCTGCCAATTCCGGCTGGCTTAACCACTCCACCCGCGGCGCTTCCAGTACCGTGCTTGAAAAGTTCGGCTCCGTTCCCGGCATTGTCATAAATTATCAGGAAGAACCGCCGCGCCAGATTGATCCTACTCCGCTTAGTCAAGGCCATGTAGGAATGATTCAGTTTGCCAAGGATCAAATCCGCTCTACGTCGCTTGTCAACGCGGAAATCCAGGGCATAGCCGCCGAAGGCTACAAGGCGGTATCGGGAAAAGCGATTCAGGCACGCCAGCAGGGCGGGTTAGTCGGCAACGAGGATCTATTCGACAATCAGCTGCTAGGCGACAAGGTTGTCGGGATGCAGTTGATAGCGATGATTCAACAGATATTCACCCCGAGCAGGGTGGAAAGAATCGTTGCCGACCGCGCCGGCGCGCCGACTTCCAACATGGCGGCGCTCTATTCCAAGCGCAAGAACGAAATGCCGGTTATTATCGACCGCGCACTCAAGGGCGAATACGACTATATCATCGACCGCGCGGGCGGCGGGCTGTCGGCGCGCGAGCAGATGGCTGACCGGCTCGAAAGAATCACGGAGAAATGGGCGCAATACGGTCAGGTGCCTGTATCGCTTATCATGGCGACGCTTAAATATCTTGATTTGCCTAGTGCCGATATAGAAGCGATCAAGCAGGAAGTGATGATACAGGCGCAGCAGGCGCAAATGATGCAGGCGATGCAAGCAGGAGTGCCGCCGAACGGCGCCGTACCGCCGCAGGGATTAGGAAACGAATAAAAAGGAGTCGTTATGGCTATAGAGCTAGTGGAAAAGGAAACACCGGCGGAACCGGCTCAAAATAACGGCAAAAACCCCGGCACGGATGAGACCGTTACCGAGCAGGCCGATCTAGGCGCAGGTGTGGGGCCAGGAGAGGACTTCGACCAGGTAGAACAAGAGCCGGAAGAACAAGCCGACTCTTCGCCGCCACCGCCTGACCCGACCAAGGGCATGTCGCCCAAGGAGGCGGCGGATTTCTGGAGAAATAAGGCCAATCATTTCGAGTCCGAGTACAAAGTAGAGCGCACCAAGCGCCAATCCTACGACAAGCGCTACGGCGGACTCAACGGCCACGGCATGATTCTCAAGAATAACGTCGAGCAGCAGCGCGCCGTGGATAAGTTTACTAACCTCGACGTGCCGAGCAACGTCAACGACCTGGCATCCTATACCCGCTACATCCTAAACGAGGCTGAAAAGAGCTTCGAGCACAAGATGACGGAAAAGCAGTTAGACGGACGGGTGGAATCGACGGAGAAAACAGCGAGAGAGGCGCATAACGGCGATGATGGCTTACCGGCATACGATGAGCTTGTGGATGAGTTTGTCGCGCCGCTAATCCAGAAGCGTCCAAGGATTTTTAACATGCTGCGCGAGATGGAAGATCCGGCAGAGGCGGCTTATACGCTCGGCTTTATTCTCAAATACAAAAATTTCAGCGACATTGTTAAAAGCCAGACGCGCGACGAGCTGATGAAGAACATCAACGCCACGTCCAAGCAGGCGGCTTCGGTGAAGGGCAGGGCATCAGGGAGACAGCCGAGCGGGAGATTAACAAAAGAGGAAATTGAATCCATGACTCCGGAAGCGTTTGAGCGTGAGCTAGAGCGTTTTAGAAGTTCGTCCGAGTAGTTACAAGTGAAAGTTAAAGTAAATTCTATGCTAAAAGAGTACTGTATCAGAGGCCACAAGATGTCAGAGACGCGGGTTAGGAATAACGGGCGGCATGGTTCTTATTGTCGGGAGTGCCACAGATCAAATAAATGGCACAAGACGCACCCTTTGAGAGCATACGAAAATAATAGGAGAAGCTGCTTGAAAAGAAAGTATGGTTTAACTGTAGATCAATACGAGGCTAAGCTTAAAGAACAACACGGAGTCTGCGCCGTCTGCGAAGAGCCACCCAGAAAACAGCGTTTAGCTGTAGATCACGATCATGCGACCAATTTGCTTCGTGACCTATTGTGTAGCAAATGCAACCTTGCGGTAGGATTGGTTGCAGATAGCCCCGGCTTGCTAGACAAAGTAATGCGTTACCTCCGCAAACACTCGCAACTGCGCTTAGTCGGTTAGGAGTTTTGTAATGGCATACGATAATGAATCAGCAGTTTCCGATAAATTATGTTTATATGGACCTCTTGCAAAAGACTTCATGCGCACGCACGTAGGCGAGACGGTCAAGCTAACCGTTACCGCGATCCTGAATACCGCCAGCACCAACGCGCCGGATTGCGTAGAGGGCGCCGACACGCCTTACGTCGAATTTGAAGTGCTCGAAGTAGAAGGCGGGAAGAAGGCTTACGATGATATGAGCGCATCGGAGATGGAGAAAGAAATTCACAGCGCGAAATACGAGGATCAGCCGGAGCAACCAACGACAATACCGAATAGAGAGGACGGCGGATCTATCTGGACCGATATAAAGCGCCAGGCAAAGATAAGCCGCACGCCGCAAAAAAGGCCGCGGCCTTTCAGGATAGGCTAATTATGAGTGAAGCCGGCTGGATACAAATTATAACCCTGGTACTGGCCTGCATCGGTCCCGTTCTGACTCTTTGGGTTAAAAGCAAACTTAGCGATGTGCATCACGAGCTAAACAGCAGGCTGGATCAGTACAAATCCGATTTGGCAAAGAAGGCCGACGCGGCGGAAGTGGCGGCGTTAGCGCGCGGCATCACTGAAGGTGTCGAAATGGAGCGCAAGCGCAGCCTCGATCTTAAAACGCAGCAGGCCAAGGATATCTTGCATACCGCAGAGGACGTAGCCAAAGGAGTTATTGCCACGGCAATACAGGAAAAGGAAAAAGAGAAATAATTATGCCAGAACAAGAAACGGTAAAGGTCTTAGTCACTGAGCGGCCCGAGTCTCCCGTTGACGGCCAGATTATAAAGACGCCAGCCGGGGTGCCTGACCTGCAAGCCGTCACGCGCACCTGGTATGCGCAAGTCGGCGTTCGGGTGCTCAGGACTTACCTGCAATCTTTGGTCGGGTTCGTCCTGGCGGTCAGCACAGGCGCGGCGGCAGGGGTCGGAATCAATCTTGCGGTTGGCGATTTCGGCGATTTGATGCTCAAGTCGGCAGGTCTGGCTGTAGCGCCCGCGATGATGAGCCTTTTGCAAAATGCCATAGAGATTTTAACGTCGCTCGATCAGTCACACCCGCAGGCGCGAGCGTAAAAAGTGCCGGGTTTTCCCTGGAAAGAGGTATGGTACTCGCTAGTAATATATGTTGTCGCGGCGGTGAACGTGGTGATTAACAACTATCTTTGGATGTTACTGGGTATTCTCATCGGCGTCGGTACTTATATGGTTTGGAAGGTGAGGTGAGCTTTAACCCGTTTGGCGATGGCTGCACATGGTGGCCGGATAGCTGGCTCTATTGGGATTTGTATTTATGTTGACGCCAACACGACATCGCTTACGTTGTAGGCGGCACGGAAGCGGATCGGGCCTACGCGGACGCGCAGCTTTTCAGGTGCGTCGTTCAATACAGCGGCAGGGCTATGGCGTGGACGCTTTGGAGCGCCGTGAGGGTAGTCGGAAGATCCCATTTTAATTATTGGAGAGTATAGGTAAATTGTGGCCTTTAGACTTTACATGACACCGATGGAGGGCACCGGCGTTTATCCCGATGGGCTAAGGCCCAAGTACAAAGACGAGGGGTTATTGGGAGTTGCAAATATCGGTTTCGGCTCGCAGCGGGTGTTCATGGTATGGGCCGATCTTGCTCCCGCCACCGAGGCGACTATTCTCGCGCACGCCGACGTGTTCGCCTTTCCAGTCGATCTATCCCCGCAAATCGGCGGCGCGGCGGCTTCGATGGCAAGCACCATTGAGACGCTTTACTTGCTTCCTACTCACTGGCTGACCGGCGCGGATACCTATCTACAGGCGGCGCGCACGCTGCTCGCAATGGGATTTTTTTTCCAGCGGCTACAGTTTTACTTAAACTTTGCCGTACCTATCGACGGCTCATCTAACAAGACTCTCAACACGCAGTTTAACCAGTTAAGCGTCGAGGCGCAAAACGCAATTCGCTCCACGGCGGGGGACTTGGGCTACGACGCGGCGTTCATTCAGAACAATACGCAAGTCCGGGCGCTGGTTAAAAACTTTGCCGATCAGTGGGGCAACCGGCCCATCGATCTAAGTGGAGTGACTATCTAAATGTCGAGCATGATACGCGATCAATTCAATGGCAGCGATACAAATCCTTTGGGCGACCCGTTTATAACTGTGACCAGTTTCAATGACATGCGCGTAGTCGGGAATAAAGTGCGCGGCTCGACTACGGGCGGCAGCGGCAACCAGTCGCGCTACATCACTCACTCTAGCTCTGACCAAAAAACAACGGTTGTGCTTAAAACCGCGGGGGCGAATGGTCAAATAGGGGCATCGGTACGCTGCGCCGCCGCCGCCATGAGTTGCTACGTGGTTCACAAGGCCGGAATATTTGACTCCGGGAATCAGTTTGTAATGTTCAAGTTTGTTGCCGGGGTGTTTACGGATGGCGTGATTGTGAGCGGGGTTATAGGCTCTGTTGCCGGTGACACCATTGGTATTGAAGCTGTAGGCACGCGAGTGGCGATTTTCAAAAATGACGTTGAAGTGGGCTCTGTCACCGATGGTTCGTTGACGAGCGGGTGCATGGGGCTTCGGTGTTTTGATAGCGCGGACATAACGCTTGACGAAATAGACGACTTTACCGGAGTTGCGTTTTCAAAAACAAACGGAGCGGGCTGGCAAGGGCATCCCAACCCGTACAACCGTTTTTCCAAACCGCTCATTAGCGGCAGTCCGAGACTACAGGGGCGTGGGAAGTGATTCTACTGACGGCAACCACCGACACACTCGACCTAGTGAGTTCCTCAGCGGCGAATCTTGATGTTCATGTATCGTACATGGATTATAACGGGACGACTGTTACCCCCGGCAGGCAAAACACCGCGATCAGTTCAGCCGCTACGACAGATATTCTCGCGGCGCCGGCTGGATCAACGCAACGAAACGCCAAGACCATCAACATCAGAAACAGGCACGCAACCACACCCAATACTGTCACTGTACGATTTGACCAAAACGCCACTATTTTCGAGCTTCACAGCGTCACTTTAGCGGCGGGCGAGTGCTTGGAATACATAGAGGGCGTGGGCTTCTTTGTCCTCGGGGCGGCCAATCCCAACACGGCGATTTCGCTTGCTTCGGATTTCGGTACCTCCAGCGCTACAGCCGCAGAAGTCACCGGCCTCACGCTGGCATTGCCCACGGGGGTTTTTACTTTTGAGTATTATTTGCTGATTCAAACCTCGTCTGGGGGAACAGCTTGGAAGTGTTCAGTTAACCATGACGGGACAGTGACCGCGTTTGTCTACGATGTGTTCGCGTCCCAATCCAATCCGCTCGCGGCTGACGGCGTATTGGACCAGGACGTATCGCTCACGACTGGTGGACTCTTTAGCGTTAATGCGGCGCGCGCGAAAGGCACGGCGGGGCTTACAGCTTATGTGAGCTGCGATACCGCCAACGCGGATATGCTTGGCCGCGTTACAGGTATGATGATAGTCACCGTGGCCGGAAACCTGGAACTCTGGTACGCGAGCGAGGGCGCAGTCGCCACGACTCTCAAAGCTGGCTCATGCCTGGTTGTAACGAAGTGCGGATAACAATGAAGCATCGCGAACGATGTCACGATTAGGCACATTTGACGGATGGGAAGAGATAGGCGGCGCGGAGCTTCGCGACTTGGCTTGGTTTGATACAACGTTAGTCGCCGAGGGATGGTTCAGCCCGGATTTGATCGATGCGGGAGCAGTCGCCGCGGCAGATACAAACCTCAAGCCGTGGCAACTTCAGGGGGGGATGGGAGCGATAGTAGTGCAATGAATAATGCCTCTCCCCAATTTCCCTGGATGCGCTTGCAAGGCGAGCAGCAGCACATCACCGAAAGCTACGTGTCGGTGCCCCCGGCGCTTATGATTACCGACGAGCGCGGCGCGGTATGGACCCTGGGCTTCATGACGCAACCGCGCTGGAAGGCGCCCAATGGGGAATATGCTTTTGACGTACTAAGAAACGGATTTGACACCGGAGAAGTAGCCTCAAGGATCGAGCGGCGTAACAACAGGATTCGCATTTTTACGCGAGATGGTTGGAAAAATTGGTCAGGAATGAGTTTTATTTAACAGCGGAGGGAAAGTAAATGGCAAGAGAATATATCGTAGGTAGTTTAAACGTCACAGTGACCAACGCTGTTGACCTAGCGCAAGCGTTCGTCAATCCGGGCACGACACAAAGCCTGGAGTTTTTGCGCGCTTGGGCGTCGCAGGCGGCGAACGCCACTTCAGCGCAACAGACCGTGGCGCTACGGACTCAGGTAACGGCGTTTCCGACCCTGACTTCGGCGACTCCGAGGAAAACGAAGCTCTTAGACCCGATTTCGCAGATCACCGGCGGCACTGCGGGCGCGGCGGGAACTTCGGGAGTCAACGCTTCGGTGGCCGGCGCCGGCACTAAGAGCGAAATAATCGACGATAACTTCAACGTACTCAACGGCTATCTGTGGGTGCCAACGCCGAGAGAGACTATCATCATGAACGCCTCAGCCGCTTCGGGATTCGGCATCTATTTCCCTGTTGCCCCGACAACGCTCACGAGCTGGAGTGTGGGTCTGACGTTTGCCGAACTCGGATAAGCTTTTGAGTGGCAATCTACTTTCCTCCTCCACCGCCGCATATCGGCGCGAGTCAGCCCCTTACCCCAAGCAAGCTGACCCCGCCGACAGGTGCGGCGCCGGTAATAGATCAACCCTTTTCGCGGGGCTGGCTTTTATCTATCCTCGCCTATCCGCCGGCTATTCCCCTTCCCTATCAGGCGCGCAAACTCTCTCCGGGAATACCCGGTCAGAGTGTAGACAATCCGCCGAATCGCGCAGCCGACCTTCGCGCGGCCTTAGTTTCATGGCAACCGCCGCAGCCGGCACAGACTTTCTACGCCAAGTTTACGCAGGGTATAGACAATCCCCCGTTTGGGCTACCGCCGCGCTGGCGCTTCGATGCGCCGCCCATACCGGCACAGGTTCAGTACCCGAGATATATCCATCAGGCGGCAGTCATTGCGGCGGACAATCCCCCGTTCGGAATGCCTCCCGCTTGGCTCTTTGGCACGCTCGGCCAATGGCAACTCACGCCGCCGACGCCAATTCGTTACAACAGGCTCGTTCAAGAGTTTGTCGCAGCCGCCGCAGAAAAGCCGCCATTCAATCAGACATGGCTTTGGGGAATTTTAAGCCAGTGGCAAGCGGCTTACTCGATCGTTCAGGCAAGGCAGTTATCACCCGGCATACCCGGCCAGTCAGTCGATCTACCCCCGTCCAGAACAACTGTCAACTTTATTACCCAGGTAAAGGCGTGGGAACCGTCTGTCATCATTCCGCAGCGCCAAATCTACCTGCCGCAGCCGGTTATAGTCGCTTCGGTAGACAATCCGCCGCTCGGAATGCCGCCCGATTGGCTCTATTCCGTACTAACAACCTCATGGCAACCCGGAGCGCCGCTTCCAAAGGTGTTACAGAAGATTTTACAGGAAGGTGCCGCACCAGTTATCGCAAGCGGCCAGAGAGAAAAACGGAAATGGAGGCGCAGCAGTAGCTAATGGCAACTGTTGGCAGATACATTATCTCGGTCACAGCCGCGGACGTGGGGAATGTGGTATTTACCGACCCGGTTATCGTGAAGCGAATTCATATCTTAGGGACCGGCGCCACAGTAGCAGGGCACGCCTACCAGCTCGAAGATCCTAGCGGCAATCTGCTCTATCGAAGTCAGGCCAACGGTGCTTATTACGAGAGCGAGTCAATAACACAGAGGAAATGGACCGGCGGAATCAAAGTCGTCACCCTAGCCAGCGGCGAAATGGATATCGAGTACGATTTAGACACGAAATACTAGCAGGGAATATTCGTCCTGCTAATTGGATCAACGCACCATTGCGGTATCCGCGGCGCTTGTGGCGGGTCCATAACCCAACGCTGAGTTACAGGCTGGTTCCAAAACGCGGCATCACTCGGCAGCGGTTGCTGGACGTAAAAGGTGCAGGCCGATAAAAGAAGCGTGGCGGCGAATAGTAGGGTTTTCATGCTCTTTGCTATAGTCATCTTTTCATTGACAAGCAAGTACGGCCCGTAGTAGATGTAAAGCGTGAGCATCCCACATATAGGATGCAAGCCCCCCCCCAGGGGCGAGCCGGCGTTAGGGCATAATCTAGCGCAGCCGTTAAATCGGCGAGCAGTGGCTTACCGCATTAGTGAAGCCCGGTTGTCTGAGAACAGACAGCTGAAAGAGTTACCCAAACTTTTTCAGGAGGCTTCACTTGAACATATACACTTCGCTAGACGACGACACGCAGAGTTTTTATAATAAAACCCTGCTTGTTAGAGCGCTTCCGAATTTGCTACATGACAAGTTCGGACAGCAAAAACCTCTCAAAAACAACAGTACCCGCAAGCAGACCTTCAGGCGCTATAACGCGCTTTCAACGAACATCACGCCATTGATCGAAGGCGTTACCCCGCTCGGGAAAGATCTGACCAAGACCGACGTTACGGTCACGTTACAGCAGTACGGCGATTTTATCACCGCGACTGACGTTGTGACTTGGGTATCCCGCGATCAGGTATTGACCGAGGCGGCGGAAGTCTTAGGCGAGCAAGGCGCGCAGTCGGTCGATCAGGTTTGGCGCGATGTCCTTGTAGCCGGAACCAACGTGTTTTGCGCTACAGACGATTCCGGCGCTACCGACTCGACCCGCACCAACGTGGACGGGCTGATTAACGCCATCTTTTTAGATAAGTTGCAGCGCCAGCTTAAACAGCAGAACGCGAAATTCTTTAACAAGATGGTCAACGCCTCCACCGGCGTCGGAACGGTGCCGATCCGTCAATCCTTTTGGGCGATTACACACCCGGACGTGGAATACACCCTGGAAGGTATTAGCGGATTTCGCGCCATTCACGAATACGGCCAGCAGCAAAGTGTCATGCAGCCCTACGAAATAGGGGCGTATAAGAATATCCGGTTTTGCTCCACGACATTCGCCAAAATCTTTCTAGGCGGCGGCGCCTCCACGGCATCGGGCCATAAGGGCACAACCGGCAAGGAAGATGTTTACGCAACTTTGGTGTTCGGCATGAACGCCTACGGCATCGTGCCTCTAACCGGGCATTCATTCGAGAACATCGTCAAGCCGTTAGGGTCAGGCGGCACCGCAGACCCGCTCAACCAACGCGCTACTTCTGCATGGAAGGCAATGACCGCGGCGATTATCCTTAACGATGCCTTCATGGTACGCGGCGAAACTGGGGCACTGCTCTAATTTAGGAGGACAGACTAGTGAAAAGATTCATCAATACGAAAGTCGTTCTCGAAATAGAGAGCGGCAAGGTTCTAAGTCGCGAGGGGTTTCTGTATGACGGCCCATGCGCGGAGGCAGTAACGGGCTCCACACCAGTCAAGATTGCCGAGGTGCCTCATACCAACGGCGGCAAACTGGAAATATGGCAGTCAACCGTAACCACAGGCGCTATTGCGGCGGCGACTCAGGAAATAGAGACCTTTGCCATTACCGGCGCGCGCGCCCTTGATATGTGCTGGGCAGTGCTTGAGGCGCCCATAGCCAACCTTAACTGCCAAGGGGCGAAGGTAACGGCTACCGATGTGGTTTCCGTATATCTCGGGAATAACTTCGGTGTCACCACGGCGCTCGCCACTAGCGCGCCGGTTGTAGACATCTTTTTGCTAAAGAGGTCAGTCGCCAGCTAAGTGAAAATTGGCATTGGCATACCGAACGAGGGAGTCATCAAATTTCAGACGATGCTCTCCCTCGTTCCGGCAATGGTCAACTGTTTAGATATTGCCGACATCACTTTTATCGGTATAGGCGGGGCTATTTTACCGTGGCAACGTGAGGATCTTTTCAAGGTTGCGCTAGATAAAGAATGTTCTCACCTGCTGTTTTGCGATACCGACATGAAATTTCCGGGCAACGCAATCAGGCAAATGGTGAAGTTGAAAAAAGATATTGTCGGAGTGTGGACATTCAAAAGGAAACTCCCCGAAGAGCCCACGGTACACGTCAGAGAAGAAACGAACGATAGTTATATCTGGCGTAACGCCACCGTAGATGAAAGGCCCACAGACCCCTTTTGCCGCATGGCGGGCCGCTCCATCGCCGTAGGCACCGGGCTAATGCTGATTGACCTGGAGAAAACCAAACAACTAGAAGTGCCGCGCTTTCGGGCGGACTACGGCGGGCCGGGCGAGGATCTTTATTTTTGCAATCAGGCGATAAAGGCAGGGCTAGAGGTTTGGTGTGACCCCACAATCCCGGTGAAGCACATCGGGGATTATGAATATTAAAGAGCTTTATAAGAAAATTACCGACTTGAGCCACCCGATCTGCGCGCAGTGTACCCCCCCGTTTCACTGTTGCGCTCCCGTCGGGTGTGCTCAGGCGATGGTGTGGGCGCGGAGCAGGTACGGTCAGCAACTTAAATACACAAGCGATAATGCAATCAGCACCTTGCCTTATCTTACCAAGACCGGCTGCACCGTCGCCCCGCACCATCGCCCGCTTTGCTCGCTATGGCTGTGCCCGGAGGCCGAGGAACGTGCGCCGGATGAATATTGGGAGTTAAAACGAACGATAATGGAGAGAGAACTATGCCAAAGGTAGAAATCAAGTCGAAACTCACGACCGAGGCGGCGATGGCGAACCTGACGGACGCCGAAAAGCGGTCCTTAGCCCTGAAACTCCTCGAAGAAACAGACCCGCAGGTAGCAGATGCGGTGCATTTGGCCGAGCAGGAGCGCGACACCCAGGCCAAGCTCGACATGGCGCAGCACGACGAGGAGAAACGGCAGCGAAACGAGAAGCATTACTGGATTGAAATCAACCGCCGCGGCCCGGATGACTCGGAAAGCCACGTTTTCGTAGGCGCCGGCGGCGTGAGCTACTGGATACAGAAAGACGTGCCGGTGCCCGTACCGAAATCCGTGCTTGACGTGCTCGATATGGCTGTCATTACGGGTCACGTGCCGGTTACGGATGAGGGGCTTGGCGTTAAGTTCATCAAAAAGATCAAATTCAAGCGTTATCCCTACTCGCGTTTGAGCGAAGCGACCGAAGAGGAAATCACTAAATTCCGCGCCGAGCAGGACGATCTGCGCAAGGCGGCGGACGATACAGCGATTGGTCAGGAAATGGCCAAGGCGCAGTTACAAAGGGAGTCATTGCTGCACCATGACGATGTACCTTTCATTCCGGCGTATTTGCAGGGCGAGGTAGAGAAACCAGCGTGAGAAAGAGCGAAATAATTGATGCCGTAGTTGAAATGGTCCAAGACTCAAGCGGCCCGATGCGCAGCAATATAGGCCGCTGGGTCAATCTTGTCCTCGACGATATAGCGAGCCGCGGCCTGCTTCATTCCCTGCAACGCGAGGAACGGGCTGCAATGATTGCGGGCAATGGCGCTGACATGAATACCGGCAGAAATTACGATCTAAACCAGGACACGGACAAGGTTTACAAGGTGTTCATCCCGGCGTTAGGCAGCGACGCGGTGTTAAAAAAGATCAGTCAAGATGAGTTTCTAACGCAAATGTCGATCGACGGTTTTGTGATGACCGGCAAACCCCGTTACTACTGCCTGTTCGGGCTTAAAACGCTGCGCTTGCATCCGATTCCGTCACTCGAAGTGGCGCCGGGAGCACCTACGGAGCTGCAAAAGCTCTATGTTTGGAAATACAAAGATCCATCCTCTTTACTAGAGAACGACGAAATCACCGAGTGGCAGTTAAAACATACTCCCTGCATCGTGGCGGGCGCGTATGCTTACGGCGCGCGGTTCGATGCGCTAGGAGATTACGCCTCAACCAAGATGGAGTATGAAAACCTGATTGTGAGGATGTTCCACGATCAGGAGTCAGACTTGGATTTGGCTCACGCGACAGCTTACAACGATACCTAAGGAGGGAAAATGGCAGACAATAATCACGATCCGCGGGAAGTCGGCGGAATACAGCCTATCTACTGCCCGCAGTGTAACCAGGAAGTGAAAACGCTCGATTCTTATCAACTAAGCAAGGACAATAAGCGGTATCATTACCCCGTTTGCTGGCAGCGCTTTGAGTTGCTTTTACTACCTACCGGCGCGGCTGAGGTGTTCCCGGATACGCATGTAGCGGAGTCGGGCAAAAAGAAAAAGTAGTAACCCGCAATGGCGCTCAAGCCCGAAATACTTTCCTCTTTTTCGGGCGGAATCAATCTTACCGGCCAGCCTCTTAATATTGGCGAGAATGATCTGCTCGACTGTAAAAATATGTACCCGGTTGCAGCCGGGTATCTTGTCGGCAGGGGCGGTCAAACCAATTATAACCCGAGCGCCTTCACCGTCGATCCGATAGGTTCCCTTTATCGTTTCTACAGGCAGAACGGGCAGGGTATCACGCTGGCGAGCGCCGGCACTACGCTTTATCAAATAAATGATACTACCGGAATCGCTACCGCAATAACGAGCGCTTTGGGTGGACAGGGGCGGCGGCTATCGTTCGTTACCTGGTCAAGCAAGAATAAGGTCTACATTCAAAACAATACCGTTGCCATGTTGTCATGGGACGGTACTACGTTGACCGCGATCGGCGGGAGTCCTATCGGTTCGCAAGTCGAGATGTACTTGCAAAGGCTTTATGTGCTCCAGCCCAATGTCGTAGCGTTCAGCGATTTGAACGTCGACAACGTATTCCAAGGCGCGGCGCTGCTCAATATCGCGGACAATAAAGGCGGTACGGCACAGTTTCTAAAAGCCGCCAACAATATGCTGATAGTCGGTAAGACTTCCGGCCTCTGGCGCCTTCAAGGATCACCGCTGCTAGGTAACGTCTTTGTGCCTTATTCAGATGTCGGCTGCATTGCTCCGTTATCCGCCGACGTTGTGACCATGATGAGCAACGGGCAGGTTATACCGGCGGGAGTGGTATTCTTGGGCAGGGACGGGGTTTACGTTACGGACGGCAATACCGTGACGCTAATCAGCTCCAAAATCACTCCTTTATTCACAGGCTATTTTAAAGGCGCAGTTGGAAAATACTACCCGAAGCGCCGGCAGTATCTTTTAAGTTTCGACACCGCGGGTGGAGCCAATGACACGCTTTGGGTAGGCACCAATATCGATATGGCCGGATCTCAAGTAGCCTGGACGGAGTACACCGGATTTAATTGCGACTCTTTCACGGTATTCGACGGCGAGAATGATAGCGGCGAGCTTCTAGCGGGGCTTTCCGTTGATGGACGAATAAGAAAGCTCGACACCGGAGTGCAGGACGTAGGGGTAGATTATACCTGTTCACTAACCACTCGTTATTTTGGCGAGCCGTTTAAAAATCAACAGGTGCGCTGGATCAAGCCGGTCTTTGACGCTACCAAGCCGGTGCATTACCAGATCGACTATTTTCAAAAGCAACTATCGAGCGGAAACGTATCCAGTGATGCTCTGCTTGGAACATGGGATGTCGGCACTTGGGATGTCGGCACATGGGGCGGCGCGTCATTTTATAGCGCCCGCACTTCCGTGCTCGATTACAAGTATGGCAGGTACTACAGCACCAATATTTCAAACACAGGGGATGGGGCTCGCTTCAAGTTTTTCTCGCTTGCGATAGAGTCCCGAACCAAAGATAGGCGTTTCCATGATGTATTCAGCCTCAACACGAGTCCGTAAATGGGAATTATAAGTAAACCGTTCACATTCGTCGGCGGCACGACCAAGGCCAACGAAGCGTCACAAGTCAATGCTGACCTTGACGCGCTTTATACTTTGGTAAACGGCAATATTGACGATGCGAATGTGATTGCGACCGCCAATATTCAGCAGTCGAAGATTCTAAACCTCCCCTCAGACTTAAACGTAATACGGGGCGAGCGTGTTACGGAAGTTAATATGCTGTTTTTTCAAGCCAGCGGTACGTATACAAAGCCCGCTGATTTACGGTTCGCTCATATTATCTGCATAGGGGCAGGCGGCGGCGGCGCCGGTGCTGCGTCCAGTAGCGCAAGCTTTCCTTGCGCGGGTGGCGGGGGAGGGTCCGGGGCATATACCGAAGGCTGGTTTAATGCCGCGAATATTCCTAGCTCGGTTGCCGCTATTGTTGGAACTGGCGGTATTGGCGGCGGTTTTTTGGGGGCTACTGGTCAAACTAGCGAGTTCGGCGCGTTGTTAAACTCCGCTGGCGGTGCCGGCGGGGATGTCGCCACGGACTCCATTGGCAATGGTGGAGCAGGCGGAAGCCCGGCGTTGGGGCAGATTACACTCCCTGGCATTCGTGGTGAAGCAGGGTTTGTAACTACTGCGCCATTTCCTATTGCCAAAGGCGGGAGTGGCGGTTCGTTAGGGCAGTACATGATTCCGGGAGTCGGCGTATCAGCGGGCGGCTCTTTCAACGGTGTAAACGGCACTCTTGGCGCTGGCGGCGCCGGTGCTATTGCCATCAACGGTTCTGCGCTAGGCGGCACCGGCGGTCACGGCTTTATATTAGTTGTGGAATTTAAGTCGTGAAACGATTTGTAGATGCGGGAGTCTTAAATCAGCAGTGGGACGAGGTTGTCCATAACGCGATTGACAGGCGCCAATTCGTTGACGTGATAACGCCCGCAACACCGGATTTGGAATACTCTATCGAGCATGGATTTGGAACAGTGGCGATCGGTTTTATCGTTATCAGTCAGGACAAAGCGGCAATAACTTACAAGGGCTCAACGGCGTGGGATAACGACAAAGTGTATTTAAAGACCAATACGGCAACCGTAGCGGCTCGCGTCATGGTTTTCTGAATGCTGGATAGATTAACCGAAATGATGCTCGATCATTTTCCGTTTCTCGACAGTGATGAGGCGGATTTAATTTTGCGCCTATGTGGGAAAAACCACGGGCTTTTCTATTTTCCCGAAGATGAGCCCGATTCTTTATTGGGTTACTTTCAGTTTTTCCCCGAGCTTATCAACGTGGTGAGACTGCGGGAGTTTGACATACTCATGAAATGCGACTTGACAACCGGCCCGCTGGTTTGTGTGGCGGCGCTGATTATGCCGGGAAACGCGCTCAGGACTATCACCATGATCGTTCGAGAACTAAACGCACGAGCCTATGCCTTTCACCGCTACAGGCAAGACGATTACGAATTTCATTTTGTGAGAAATAACCACTATCGGGTAGAGCAAACAGGGACCGACTATGCGCGTCAACAGTAAAATAGTCATAGACCTTGATACCGGCGCGGTCGTTGAGCGTGACAGCTACGAATACTCAGGCCCGGTTGCCGGGTGTATTAGCGGCAGCGGAGGCAAAACCAAGAGCAAGTCGAATCAAGAGAGCGGCACTAAATACAACGCGGACTTTTTAAGGCGGGCAACCGCATTTGCAAGTGGCGAGCAAGACACTACAGACAAAGACAACTTCGACACTAACGCATATCTTAAAGCCCATCCTGATGTCGCAGCCGATACCAATTACGGCGCTGACCCATATCAACATTATCTCGACTTCGGCCAGCATCAGGAGGGCTACGACTACACGCCGAAAGCCAAGATGTTTGATTCCCCGGCTTACGACCCGAAGTATGTCAAGGGCGCCTATACGTCGGTTGCCCCTGGCGGCTTTGATAAATTGGAAAGCTCACTCTATGAAACGCAATCATCGAAGTTAAAACAAGCCTATGACAGTGCCACGGCGCAGCAACGCGAGGAGTTAGCGCAGATGGGCGGGCTTAATTCCCCGTCGCAATATCTGGAAGGCTCTGCGCGCTCTAGCCTTGACCGTACCTATATCCAGAACTTGCAGCAGGCAGCGCGCGACGCTTTTATGGGCCGACTTGGAGCAGAGACAGCAGAAGCGGCGCGCCGTACCGGGTTTGATGTTGGAGAGGCGACCAGAGAAACGGGCTTCAATCAGGACACGGCGAAAGCGATATTGGAAATGTGGATGCGAAAAATCATGGCGGCAATAGAATCTGGTCGATACGGCGAAGGCGCCAGCAGCGGCAAGGGCAATACTGCCGCCGGCGGCATAGTTACCTTCGGCCCAAGTAACAGCAGCACCGGCAGCACTGAGTAATTTATGGGACTAGCTGATTTCTTAGCAGATGCGGGAAACCGGACAGTGGTCGGGCAGGTTGCCCAGGCATTCGGCGGGCAAACTTCCAACCAGCGCAGAATCGCCGAAAAACAGGCCATTCTTAAAAATTTCACGGATAATCAACTCCCTGCTTTATTACAGGAGATCCATGCCAATACCGATGAAACGAAAATTCCCGCATTAGGCAGTAAGTTCGCAATCGCGGCGGCTCAGGCAGGAATACCAGTGCAGGGCATTGAAAAGTTGATGGAGATGACCATTGGCCCTGCTCTACAGGGAGTAAGAGCGGAGGGATTGCGAAAACTCAGCGCCGAGTACGGAGCACAGGAGGCGCAGCCGAGGCCGGAAAACAAGGAGGGACCGCTTACCCCGAGCGGTAATTTTGTAGACCCGAGAGCGGAAAAACCGCTCGACTTAAATTTCGTGACCCGGTTTGGTCAACTCACCGGCGCCAATCCCGAGGGGATGAGGCACCTTCTAGGCACGCCAGCTGAAATCGCTAACAAGCAAGCGAGCACTCAAAAGACGCAGGGGGAAATAGACAAAGAGGCAGCAACGCAAAGGGCAATTCAAGGCTTGTCTAACGAACCGATAGAGCAAGGCTTACCGTCATTACAGCAACTAGCACACATAAACCGGGCTGGAATTGTACAAACCTTGCCGGGACGCGCAAAACCGGAAGATCCTTTATTAGAGGAACGCAGAGGCTTGCTTGGCGCACAGACGACGGCTGCTAATGCGCAAGCAATGGCGGACAGGGCTAGAGCCAGCCGCGAACCAGGCGGCAGCGGCGGGCGGGGAAGTGCGTTGATGCAGGATTTTGTAAAGTCAGGCGGCGACCCGGCAGACGTTGAAGGCTTCATGGAATACTCGGCAAGGCGCAAACAGGCCGGCGTAGGGGGAGTTACCGAGACAGAGGGGCCGGTTGACCCGACGAAAAACCTCTTAGCAGAGGCCGCAATTGCAAAGATGGCGCAGGACCGAGGCACGACAGATGCAGCATCACTTAAAAAGATAGCCGCCGACATGGGCTATGAGCTTGAAGGCAATCCCACCGTCGAAGGACCAAACGTAGCCAATAGGGCGTTATCCGCTTTTGGAGTCAGTGAGGCTGCGCCGTCAAAATTGAAGGGTAATTTTTCCTTAAAACCAAAGACCAAGACGGTTACTAAAACGCCGAGCGGCCCAGCCGGCAAAGCGCTGCCGGGTCAAGGCCGATATAGTGAGGGTGTGCCGAGCGGTTCAGCGCCAGCAGCGCAGGCAGGTGGTAGAGGACGAGGGCAGGGAATTACTCCCGCCGGTACGCCGGACGATAACGACCCTCTCGGTATCAGGCCGAAGCGAAGATAAATGCCGATCGATGAACTTAACGCTATTCGCCAAAAATACCCGGGCAAGTATGACGATCTTGGGGATGGCGACCTTGCCGGGATGCTCGCGGCGAAATATCCGGCTTACAAGGACTTGCCTGACAGGGTAGCGGCAGAGAGTAAGCCATCGCCTTATAGCGGCTTGGCCGGCGGCGCCGAGGCGAAGATCCAGCGCACACCCGGATTTTTACAATCCCTTAGCGAAGAAACTAAAGCCGCGTTTCGTCCAGGCAAGACGCTGGCTGACACGGGGGTAAACCCCCTGCAACTCTTATCGGCGCCGTTTAACGCCATCTCACGCGGCACTACCAAGTACGCCGCGGAGAATCTAAACATCACGCCGCTACAGGCAGACTTGGCGGGCGAGTCAGCCAGCTTTCTTGCGGGACTGGTTCCGGTTCCGGTAGGCAGAGCGGCGTCAGCGGTTAAAGGCTTATTTCCCAAAGCCCGAACCGTAGAGGAATTACTACCCCAACGTGCAGCTTTACCGACCGGGCCAGCAGCGATTGCACCGCCGCCACCTCAGCGAGCCTTGCCGCCGCCTGAAATGGTTATGGAGGCAACACCGGACTTAACAACCCCCGGCGGCGCGGTTATGCGCGGCACGGTCAGCCCTGCACCAAAACGGACGATCATTGACCTGATAGACGAAGTGAAACAGGACGTTAAAAATCAAGTCATGGAGGAGATTTTCCAGGAGCTTCGCACCGGCAGAACAGCGGCAATGCCCAGAGTACAAAGGCCGCAACAGATTGAGCCGCCGCGCCTGCAATTACCGCCGCCGGAAAAGGTTATCTACGAAGGCACGCCGGAAGGGCAACTATCCGCAACGGCGTGGCGACCCGTACCAAAAGAATCAATCACCAACGCGCGCGGTCAGGCGGCAGACTTCATGGAGGGAGCAAGGCCGACAATCACGGAAACACCAGCGCCATTGCCAATAAAAGCGCCGGAAACCACAGCTTTAGATACGCTCAAGGAACGCTATGATAGGGTAAAAACGCCAGCGCTTAAAAAGCAGATAGAACAGCAATGGATTGAAAGCCATGAACTAGAGAAAATTCCTATTGGTTCCGGTTATGGACAAATAACTGGTACGGGCGCTGATACTACAATGACGGCGGCGCCACAATCTCAAATCGATGAAATTTTAAAACCGCTTAGAGAAGGGCCGCAGGCACCGGCGGCACCAAAGGCACCGCGTCAAACCAAGTCAGATATCGTGTCAGTCATGCAGGGCATTGAGCGCGAGTCGGACCCGGCAACCCTCTTGACGCTTGCCATAGATGGAAAGACTCCCCGCGATTTACAGCGCATGGCCGGCGATCGATTAAACGATTTCAAGATTAAAGACCTAGCCGTAGCGCTCGAAACCCTGGACGACGAAGCCCTAAAAAAGCTATCGCGTAGCGGCGCCGTCAGCCAACAGGTGAGCTTTCAGGCTAAAGGATTGCTCAATCGGCGAGTTAAAACGACACCCGTAGCAGAGGAAATGGCGCCGCGCACCCCGGAAGAAATGATACGCGAGCACCAAACCACCAAGATACTACAGGAAGCGGAAGCGAAGGGGCGACCAGCCGCAACGCCGGACATTGCGGCAGAAACAGGGAAGCCGCAAATTCATACGGGTCAGCCGTGGGTCAAAGTCCCTGATAAATCCTTAAAGCAGCTAAACAACTACCTAGCCAATAACCCGGTAGAAGTTCGCAAGAACGTCACCGGGCCAACCGATCATCGTATTACCATAAAAGCCCCAGACGGCACCGGCCTAGAACTAGGTCAATACGGTGAGGACTGGCACATAACAGGTTGGAATGGACCGAAGTTTGGCAAGGCGGGCAGCACAATGGCCAAAGCCGAGGTCGAGGCGACTATTCGCAATCTTACGTCGGCGCCCAAGCCCGGGGCCGAGCGCTCCCTAGGCGATATTCTCAAATCGGAAAAAGGACAGGTCGGCAGCACCGAAACCAATCCGTTTGTTACCAGCAGCCGCCTTGCCATTGGCGAAACCTTTGAGCAGGCCGGTAAGACTGTCCGCAAAACTATGGGGCCGGAAGGCAACGAGCTTATAGACCGGCTAACCGAAATCAGGAACAAAGGCGAGCGCGAAACCGGCATTGCCAGCCAGCCCATAGAGGATGCAGTTAAGAAGATAAAAAAAGGCGCCGAGTACGAGAATTTCGTTGACGTGCTCGAAGGCAACGCCGCGCCGGTCAATCAAAACGTCGCTAATGCGGCCAAGCTTGCCGACCCGGTACGGAGAGAGATCGCGGGGCGCGCAGTAGATGTAGACCTGCAAGTAAAAAATCCTATCACCGGGGAGTATCACCCGTTTCGGCCAAAGGACAATTATTTCCCGCACTACTCCAAAGAAGAGCTATCCAAATTAGTCGAAGATCCAACGCGGCGGGCCGACATCAAGGCGCAGATCAAGGCAGAGCTAGGCCCAAATGCCACCGACCGCCAAGCGGAGCAGGCATTGCAGGCGATGATAAAGGCGACCAAGGGACGCGAGGGACACTTGGAAATCGCCCGCGTGCTGGACTTTGGCGACTATCATAAAGACCCGAGAGCTTTTCTGAAATATATCAACGATGCCTATAGGCGAATCAATACCGCGGAACAGCTGGGGCCACGCCTGGAAAAAGCCGAGGAACTTTTAGCCAAAATCGGCCAGAATCACGGCGACAAGGCAGAGAGTTTTGCCCGCACGCTACTCAACCGCGAGCTTCGGCTTGAGCAGACTCCCGACACTCTCGCTAAATCGATGATGGAAACGGCGAGAAACTACGAAGTGTTTACCAAACTCGGGCGGGCCTTTATTCCCAACCTTTCACAGCACGCTTACACGGCGATTGTGGCAGGAACGAAGAACACCGGGAAGGCGATGGGCGAAGCATTTACCAAAGGCGGGAAGGAATTTGCCAGACGCGCCGGCGTTATCAACGATGAAGTTATCAAGGAATTTCTAAACGAGGCATCAGGCGCAACCGGCGAGGGGATGCTTCGTAAGGCGATCGGGATAGAACTCAAGCCCTTTCAATGGAGCGAAAGGCTAAACCGCACAGTGGCGGCGCTATCCGGGAGAAACTACGCGCGCGAAACCTTTGACGCGCTAGTCGCCAAACCGGGGCAAGCGAAGCTCAGACAATCCTTAGAAAAGATGGGTATTGACGTTGATAGCGCGCTTGCGCGCGGGGCGTTATCTGAAACCGACGAACTCAAGGCGGCGCAGAATATCGTCAACCGCACGCAATTCAAGGTCGATCCAATTGAATTGCCGCTCTTTTGGAGCAGCCCGGAGGGAAAGCTTTTAACTCAATTCAAGTCTTTCAATTTCAAATCGGGCCAATTCATCAAGGATGAAGTCTTAAAAGAGCTTGGCAAGGGAAACGTGGCGCCGTTTATTCGGGCTGTTTCGATCTTGCCGCCGGCGGGGCTTGCAGTAAAGAAAGTACAAAACGCGCTTAAACCCTCCGACGACAAGAAAGAGGGCATTGCGGATTATCTCGCGGCAGTTGGCGTGCTTGGACTGTTCAGCGATTTGTTCCGTACTTCGGGACGCACTGGCGAGGGATTTTTAGCGGGGCCGACATTGAGCGATATCGGTCAGGGTGTCGGCGCAATCAGCACCACGCGGCAAAACATTCAAAACGAAAAACCCGCGCCGGCGAAACCGCTCGCCAAGTTTTTAGCCAGGCAGGTGCCGGTAATGGGCCCGACTCTTAGCGGTATGTTGAACGAGCATAAAGAAAAATCCCCGCACGACAAGATACTTCAGGAATTAGGCATGGATCGGGATAGTCATAAAAAACTGAAATCGCAGTTGGGGCTAAAATAATGGCCGATCAATTCAAAGACACTAGCCTAAACGATGTTGCAGCCCTCGGCGGCATGGAAGAAGTAGGCGCAGGTTCCCTCGGTGCGACCGTCTGGAAACCGATGGCGCCTGCACTCGGTACATTCAAAGACACTAGCTTAAACGACATTACGACTCTAGGCGGTATGGAAGAAGTCGGCGCGGGGAGTCTCGGCGGTACTATCTGGAAGGTAACGGAATGAAAAAATTTTTACTCTATTGTTTGCTATTTGGCATTAGCCACTTGCCATTACTAGCCCAAGCTCAAACTGTCTATACCCCAAACCTGAACTTAGCCTTGCCGCCGGCTGCTCCTAACACATGGGGCGAGCAGTACAATAACAACTTTTCCACCCTTGATGAGAAGTTCCCAGGCGGTCAGGCGGCACACGGTATTCAAGATGAGGGGGCAAATCTTACACCTCGACAAAAACTGAATTTCAAGGGCGCCGGGGTAACGGCGGCGGATAATCCAGGCACCGGGGCAACCGATGTAACGATCACTTCGGGCGGCGGCGGCTCGGGAACACCGGGCGGCGCGGACGGTCAGGTGCAGTTTAATAGCTCCGGTAGTTTCATGGGCGAACCGGGGTTTACGTACAACGCCGTGACCGATGTAGTCACCGCAGGCGGCTTTATCGGGCCTCTAACCGGCAACGTAACCGGAAATGTGACGGGCAATCTGACGGGCAATGCAAGCACAGCCACCGCACTCAGCGCCAACCCAAATAATTGCTCACCGGGCAACGCGCCGACAGGCATCACCGCGGCGGGTGTCGCGGAAGATTGCTTCGATGTAGCAACACAGCCTGAACTAGACACCCACGGCGCACTTACCGGCGCCACGGCGGCGCACGGCGCAGTATCGACCAATACCGCGAGTCAGATCGTCACTAGGGACGGCAGCGGGAACTTTGCCGCCGGCACAATCACCGCGAACCTCACCGGAAACGTGACCGGCGCGGTTACGGGCAATGCCTCCACGGCCACGGCTTTGGCCGCAAACGGTTCAAACTGCCCAGCAGGACAGGCGGCGGGCGGGGTTAGCGCAGCAGGCGCGGCAGAGGATTGTATCGTCGTAGGATCAGGCGCAGGCGTGCCGATTGTGCTGGACCTCGGCAACGACGCATCGAGCGAATCAGGCGACCTTGCCAAGATCACCACGACCGGCGATACAAATTCGATTTTTACCGAACCCAACGCAGACGAACTCCGCATCAATGTTGGCAACAAATGGCCGGCATCGAATACCGCTGATGCACTAGCGACGAACGGCGCAAACTGCTCATCGGGCAGCGCGCCTTTAGGAGTGGACGCAGCGGGCGCGGTCGAAGGGTGTTTCGACGTAGCGACTCAGACCGAACTAAACACGCACGGCGCGCTAACCGGCACCGCCGCGCACGGCGCGACCACGACCAACACGGCGAGCCAGATTGTAACGCGCGACGGTTCAGGCAACTTCGCAGCGGGCACCATCACGGCGACCCTAACAGGCAACGTCACCGGAACCGTAACCGGATCACTCGTTGGAAACGCCTCCACCGCTACCGCGTTGGCTGCTAACGGGACTAACTGTAGCGCAGGCCAAGCCGCGTCGGGGGTAGACGCATCGGGCAATGCCGAAGGGTGCAGCACTATATTGGCAACCCCAGGCGGCAGTGACACACAGGTTCAGTTTAACGATGGCGGCACTCTAGGCGCCGACGCTGGACTTACTTACAACAAAACCACGGACGTGCTAACCGCAGTGGGCGGATTTGTCGGAGCCCTCACCGGCAACGCGACCACGGCGACCGCACTCGCCGCCAATCCAACGGACTGCACCGCGGGCCAATTTGCAACAGCAATCGCGGCAAACGGAAATCTAACCTGTACCACGCCGGCAGGCGGCGGCGATGTTACCGGGGCAGCATCATCGGTCAATAATGAAATCGCGCTCTTTAGCGGCACGACCGGCAAGGTGCTGCAACGCGCAACCACAACCGGGATTCTTAAAGGAACGAGCGGCGTTATCGGCGCAGCGATAGCGGGAACCGACTATGTAACCCCTGCGGGCAACGTCGCCACGGCTACGGCACTAGCGGCGAACGGAGATAACTGCGCCGCAGGGCAAGCCCCGTTAGGCGTCAATGAGGCAGGATTTGTTGAGGGCTGCACAAACTATATGGAGGAACCGGCCTCAACCGGATTTGTTGCCAAAACGGCATCTAATACCGCAGTCGGCAGAGCGATCACCACGACGACACCCGTAACCGTCACCGCTGGCGACGGCGTAGCAGCCAACCCGGTTATTGCTTGCCCGACTTGCGGCGTTACCGGCTCGCCTCTTTCACAGTTTGCCGCGACCACTTCGGCGCAACTTGCGGCGACCATATCCAATGAAACCGGATCAGGCGCGGTTGTATTCGGCACCTCACCGACATTGACCACGCCGGTAATTGGCGACTTTACGACCTCACAACACGCGCACACTGCGGCGGCGAGCGGCGGCAAACTCACGGCGAGCACTGCGCTAACAGCGACAGGAACGCCAAGTTCCGCCACCTTCTTACGCGGCGACAACGCATGGACGACGGTTGCCGCAGCCGCAGGCGGGAGCACTTCGCAACTCCAATACAACAACGCTGGCGCAATCGCAGGCACGTCCGGTTGTAGCTCGGACGGTACGAACGTCACTTGCGGAACAGATAATCTAAGGAGCACGAACAGCCGTATCACCAGCGGATTGCGTGATACCAACGGAAACCCCTGGATTGCGACCACGTCAACGCCGAGCGCAGTCAACGCCATCACCGTGACCAACGCAGCGACGGGCGGCACGCCGACGATTACCGCGAGCGGCAGCGATTCCAACATAGGACTTGGCATTGCGGGCCAAGGGACCGGGGCAATCTGTATCGGGACGGATTGCTCATCGAGCACCTCCACCACCGGCAACCTCGAAGTAGGCACGCTGAAGCTCAACGGCACCGGCAGCGGCACAGTCAGCATTTTACCGGGAGCGGCGGCGGCGGGAACTTATAATCTTAATCTGCCGGTCACGGCGGGCACCGCGGGCCAAGTCCTCACATCGCAAGGCGGCAGCTCAAACGCGATGACCTGGACAACTCTAGGAGCAGGCACCGGCACTGTCACCAACAACGGCGGCGCCTTAACGTCCAATGCCATTATTTTAGGCGCAGGCGGCAATGATTCCAAAGTGGCGGCAGGCTTCACCACGGACGGAACAAGTAAAGTCATTCTAGGTGTCGCGGGTACTTCGGTTGGAAGCGTGGACTTCAAGAACGCTACTTCCGGCACGATCACCATGCAACCCGTGACCGGCGCATTAGGCACCGTGACGCTATCACTTCCGGCAACTACCGGCACCGTAGCCCTAGAAGCCGGCAACGTGGCGACAGCAACGGCACTGGCGGCAAATCCAGCCGACTGTTCATCTAACCAATTCGCTCACACAATCGCGGCCAGCGGCGCCCTGACCTGCTCCGCATTGACCCTAGCCAGCGCGCAATTCGCCAACCAGGGCACCACCTCGACCGTGCTCCACGGCAACGCAGCTGGCAATCCTTCATTTGCGGCGGTGTCCTCGGCAGACGTGAACGCGGACCTGAAACGGCGCTCGTGTGAACTAGGATGGGGCAGCAAGCAAGCTGGCGCCGTTGCAATAGCGACCGATGATGACTTGCCTTTCGTTTGTTCCAACCTTACCGGCTCAACGATGACGATTGAATCAGTGGAGTGCTTGGCCGACGCGGCGAACATGACCGTGGACGTACTAACCACAGGCGGCGCCAGCATCCTAACCGGCGCGGTTACTTGCGGCAACGGCACCTTTGTGGCGGCGACACTATCCGGCACACCGACGCAGGCGAATAATGGCACGTTCGACGTGAATATAGGCACCAACGCGAGCAGCGCGAAGTACGCGGTAGTGAGAATCAAGAGGACTCTATAGTGCGCAAGATCCTTTTACTGCTCTCATTCTTTGTCGCCCT